AATGTTGTTTTTCCAGTTTTAGGCTTTCCAAACAAAATTAAGAATCTTGGGTTTAATACTTTGGGTATGCTTTTTATTGTTGGTAGTATAACCATTTTGCTGTCTTATTGTTAAAAAACAGCAGATGATTTTTTATTTGATAGAGTTGACAATATTTGATATGATTTGATATAATCATCCGCATGTTATTATTATGCGTAGATATTTTCGATAGTAACAGTATACTCGGTGGTGTATTGAGGTTTACGATAACTATAGAAGGTTGGAAAGCTAATTGCCTTTGGGATTATGGTGTATCCTACTTTTGTACAAGAAGCAAATTCTTCTACATCTGTAATATTTCCACAAAGTGGGCATTTATAACTTTCTGAGTAACGGTCGTTACTTTTTGTGGTTTGTTTTGCGTTGTTGAGCGCAAATAACGTCAGGTGTTTTAGCGCTCCTGCTGTTTCTGTCATCAAATTGTAGTTTGGCATTTTGTATCCATCTTTCAAATATGATAAATCTTCAATCCAATTTACATCGTGTGTTTTACTGGTACCGAAAGTCAATACGCTTCCTGCTGGTGCATAGTCTATTCCTTTAATACTCTTTCCTAGGGTATTTTTGAATGGAGCGTCTGTTCCGGCCACTGTCAACCATGGGCATCCTTCGATGATCGTTTCTACAAATGCTGTTTTTTTCAAACCGAATCTGTCTTGTTTCTTTGTTGGCAATGTTACCGTAAAATTGTAATAGTTATTCATGATGTGTGTTTTTTTAAATTTTTATTTCTAGCTGCTGTTGGTGTCTTTCCGCGGTTATTTCGTCTTCTTCTGGCTCTTTTAGGTTGTTATACTTTAGATCATTGATAAATTTCAATATCTTAAGGTCCCCTTCTCTATTTTTCAAAAAATGTAAGTATACACAATCTTTTACGGGGAGATTGTTGTAACCATAGGATAATAATCCTAATACTTCAGGTCTGTGTATTACTATGACATAGTCTGATCCTTGGAAGACCGCATCGCTTGACGATAAGTCGCTTCGCTGTGGGTAATGAAGAGAACTATTGTTTAACCTTTCTGGCGATTCAATATTCCTATTCATTTGTGATATTTGTATGATAGAGGTTTTACCAACTTTTTTTGCCCCTATTAATTCTTTTTCTAAATCCACAATAATTTCTCTTTCTCCTCCGGTACCACTTCCTCTAATTAATAGAGTATGGTCTATAATGACTACTAGCCATTTCCCTTTGGCAAGAGTATCTTGAAAGAATTTTATTGTTGTTGCTATTTCGCTTACGTTCCCTGGCGTATCTACATAATAAATTGGATAACTCATTATTGTTTTTGCCTCTTTCTGTATCCCCTCATACTCTTCGTCCGTTATTAGCCCCTTTTCTGAGGCACTATATAACTCTGATGTGGTTTTTTTTAGTTTATAGGATAATTTTCTTCCCACTTGCCTGCTTGATAGCATTTCAAACGAAAATGATAGGATTACTATATCTTCGCGTGGATTTAGATCAATAAGATCAGTTTCTAATGTATTGACAAATGACGACTTTCCACTCCCAGAGACCCCTGCTATTGCATATATGGCATTTGGTTCAATTCCTCCCATTGCTAGGCGATTGAATTTAGGCCATCTGGTCGCTAATGAGTTTACTTTTTTTGTCCTTCTGTCTTGAATATATCCAACAATTTCGTTCGTAGCAGTTGATATATGTCTGTATCCTAGTATTTTACTACTCGATTGCGGTGCCATAAACTTCCCCTGCATGTTTTTGAATTTTTTTATCTTTCATAAATTCGTCATATAATAGCCATTCTTCAGATAATAGCCATTTAGCCATTCTCTTCATATAACCTAGTGAATTTCCTCTTTTTCTTGTTTCTACTTCGAATTTTAGGCAATCCATCATGTGGTCATGTTTGGTTTTGTTTTTTCCTACTATTTTATCATAATACTTCCTACATCGAGATATATCTCCTCGTAAGTAATCCTTTAGTCCATCATTTCTCAGCACTGATGCTGGATATGCTTCAAAGAATTCAGTAAAATAATCTTTAACTTTAATTTTTGTTTTAAAGTCTTCGGTTATGACTAGTTTTGAAAAATCTTTTTCATCAAAAGTTGATTCTTTTGTTAATATATCCTTATCTATTAGGTTGTTGATGTCATCTTCTTCTAATGGAATTACGTCCAGTAGAGGTCTTATTGGTGTTTTATTCATCAGCAAACTAATCAATATAATCTGATTTACTGTAATCCCGAGACGCTTAGCCTCTTCCAAATCTAGTTCTATCAGCATTTTTAATTTACTTTTAAGTTAAATCTTATGTGATAAAGTTTGATAGGATCTGTTATTTCATTTCAGAATAATCATCTAATGTGATTTCTGGCCTTAGTAGAACATTTACGAACGCTTGCTCCATTTCTGGTGATATCTTTCCGTTGTGCTCTTTCATGTATTTATCGATTGCGATAATATGATCTTTTGTTAAATCGCTAACTCTTCGGTTTAATGGTTCATCTAAAAGATTCATGTCTTTGTCGTAGAGCGAAGTCCAATACAAACATTCTTCTGGTGGAAGTCCCTGTGACATTAAAATGTCTGGCTCTTCTGCATGCCATATTACAATGTCATTTGGCACTATTTGCATGTTTATAAGGACTTGGCCGATTCTCATATCTGGATTTTCTTTCCAGTATTCTGGAACAGTTGGTTTTATTGCGTATGCAATTTTTTTATCGTAATAAATTTCTTTATCCAATTTCCATCTGTTATATAATAGGTCATTCCAATCTACTTTTTTTAAAAAATCATCTATTCTTTCAATTGGTCTCATTTTGTTTGTTTTTTAATGTGATGACAGATAATTTGGAGTTACAAACTTGTAGGCGTTTCGTGGACGCCTCGTTGTCTGATTTTACGCTTGACTGTCCAGTTAATCACAATACTTTGATTACGAGTCTCTGTATTATAGTCGTATACTGTAACGCAACACCAGTCTTTAGACCCTTATGAAGCTAACGAACTCTATTTGCCCTTTTTTTAAATTATCTGTCTTTTGTTAAAGCTTGGGAATTGGACCCAATTACACTTCTTCTAGTGCATTTACCATTACTTCTTTGTTAGTGTTATGCTGCGTCATTAATTTCTTCAGCGTTAAATTTTAGCAGATATTCCTCCAGTATAGTTATCTTCCCATTCAATTCAGTAATTTCATCGTTGATGAATTTTCTACTAAATACCACTTTTTCGGTATCTTCCTTTTTTGTTGGGATCATTGCCAATTTTGTTGCTCGTTCTTTAATTTGTTGTAATAAAAAGATCGAATAGAACGCGCTATCTTTAGAGATAAGACTTAGGTCCTTAATTCCAAAATTAATTGCCTGTAGTTTGATCTTCGTTTCGATCAACTTGGCTTCGTCTTTTTTAATTTGAGCATATACAGCTGTTAAATTGTATAGAGGCATCATCTCTGTTGGTAATACATTGTTTTTAATAATAAGATTCCAAGAGGTTTTGATCTGTGCGATAAGTACTTCGCGTTTTGCGATCAGTTTTGTAGGTGTAATTTTAGTAGGTGCTGTCATTTTGATAATTTTTTAGTTTTGATTATTACTAATAGTTAATTCTTTTTGACCTAAAGCAACCTCTCCGTGTTAAATAACAGATATCACTCTGTTTATTCTTTTTTAAAAGGACAAAGCAGTTCCTCCCCGTTTAAGGTTTGGATCTGCGTTATTTTTTTTGTGTGTTTTCTAAGCCATAATGAATATTGTTTTTTGTACATTGTCTTCTCGCTTAGCGTAAATGATCCTCGGAGTTACCCAATCATATACAGTTCGAACGTCAGGGTTTAACCTCAATGAATTTCAATATTTATTACTTAATTAAAAAACTACCTTTTGCCAATTATGACAATTTTATTGTTTCTTTTGCCATTTAATAATGCGCAAACATTCTCATTTAGCTCTCGGATGCTAGGTTCCTTTCGGAATATAACTTCTCCTGGATAGAGCATTCGTTGTTTGGACTCAATTGTTACCTTTTGCCCAATCACTTTTGCCTCTTCTATTTGAGGGTCTTCGTCTATTATATGTGCTGTATAGAGTTTTGCAATAACTGTTGATCTATCATTGTTGTCAATTAATATATCAATAGAATTATCGCATGTAGTTGCTATGAAAGGGAT